AAGTCTCCAACAACTTTTTCAAGTGTTTGAGGTTCAAGGTCAGGATTCTTTTTAAGTGCTGCAACAGCAGAACGCCACTTGATTGCTTTCTTAGGATAAGGACCACCGATAACATCTTTATCCAATGCCAACATTGCAATAACATCTTGTGGATTAAAGTTAATGTCAGAGTCAATAAACAATAAATGTGTACACTCGGAACGGTGAATGAACTCGTCAACCAAATAGTTACGAGCTCTTGTAATTAGGGACTCATTGAAAAGGAATGAGAATTTGACTTGAATGCCGTATTGCATACAAAGACCTTGTAAGTCTAAACATGCTTTCATGTAGAGACCATGATTTTGCCCACCATACATTGGTGTTGCAACGAAGATACTATACTTTCTTAGTTCTTCTGTTTTAATTGAAATTTCCATGTAGACTCCAAGATATAAAAAGAAGGGAACCGACTAGCGGTTCCCGTGTCTGCAATTAAGCAGTAAAAGAATGACCTGCACTCAAAGCAGATTTAATCATAGCCTTAGTTGGATTGCCCAAGCGGTAGTAAGAAATCTTACGACCATCTTCAAGGATACGTGTGTTTGTGTAAATGCAATTGCCTTCTTGACGTAGTTCGTCAATACGAGCCGCAACGTTACTGATACCAAAACGAACTTGTGCTTGCTTGGTAGTAAATGTGTTGTAACCACTTGTTTTCTTCAAAGTGTTCAACATACGTGTTTTTGCGGATAATTTGCTCATAATATAACTCCTAATAAAATAAAAAATTCCTAGTTTTGCGTCACTAGAATCACTATCATACACTTATGTATATGATATGTCAAGCATAATTGTGGTATACTTGACTATCTGCCAACCTGTGGCAAATATTTGGCCTTGGTTTCGTTCCAAGTCAAATAAATTAGGTCATCATAGAATAGTCCTTCATATGATACCGTATTTTTCTTTTGTAATTGCCTGATGCGGCCTTTAGCGTATTTGGTTTTCCAAATATTGGTCAATGCTTCTTCACTTGTATCAAAAGATTTTACCAAGGCATCATCACCAATTTCTTTGCGGAGATATTCATTGGTATTATTGTACAAAGGAGAAAAATAAATTCCACGTTGGTGTTCGGTACGAATCAAATCTTTAGGAATACCAAGTTTGGAATATGCAAAGTTCAATGAACGATTTTTGTGGTCACGTTTCAGTGGAAGTCCTTGTGTGTTCTTGGCATCCCACCATTCAAAGTATTTTCTTGTATGGTTTTCTTTAATCCAATCATAAACCATGTTAGAAGTAGAACGTTTAGGTTCGAAAGCAACTGAGCCACTAGAGAATCCCATTTTCTGCCAATGTTCGAGACCATCGTATTGGGATAATCCACCTGCCTTTGTTTTACCATAGAGTGACGTTGTAGTAACGCCAACAAGAGTGTCTTCATATTGTCTTTTCCAATCATTCTGTACTGTATCAGCCAAACATAATAATGCCAACAACTTACCACCCATGTAATTATAGCCTAATGGTTGCAACGGAACGATTGTAGAACCGATTGCAGTATGATTAATCATACCTTGTTGTGTCTTAACGTCCCTAGACCATCCAATCGCAGTATCTCTAGGTGTTAAGTCTAAGAAGTCAGATGATATACAGATAACACCAAGATAGTTTCCAGTCACTTCATCAACGACTGCATAGAATAGATTACGACCAATATTAGAATTGTTCTTCATTGTGGAAGAAAATGTGCGAATGGCATTCCATGTTTCTGCCAATGGCCCATTATGCAATACTAATTTAGGCTTCAAGTTCTCATAATCATCTGGATTCTTTGGCATCCAAAAGTTTGTTTTTACTTTCTCAATGATTTCTTTTTGGTCTTTATTGACCATTTGAAGTTCATCACCCCAAAGTGTAGAGACATTCTCAACAGGATAACGTTCTTTTACTTCACACCATTTCTGATACAAAGTATACTCTTTAACATCCATTTTGGACGCATAGGATAAGTCTTCAATTAACTTAGATTTAAGTTCATCGGTATCTACATGGTCAATAACAGGATTTTTTTCCTGCCATTCTTTCCATTGTTTTTCAACTAGTTCTGGAGGCGTTTGTGCCATTTTTTATACTCTCACGTTTCATCATTTGTGCATATGCACCTGCAATTTTTTTGAGCATCTTCTGACGTTTGGCCATTCCTGATTTCAACGCCATAGGTTTTGCAAGTTGAGTATACACTATTCCATTCATGTGGTCAAGCTCGTGGAGAAAAACTCTTGCAGATATGCCATCCAGAGTCATGTTTTTTGTTTCGCCTGTGTAATCTTGGTATTCCACGGTAATCTTTTTAGGTCGTGTGATGTGCAAACCAAGGAGTGGAAAAGATAAACATCCTTCCATCATATGAACTTCACCTTCGGTTGTTAATACTTTAGGATTAAAAAATGCCACATAGTCATCGTTTGCACCCATTACAAACACACGGTGCTTAAATCCACATTGATTGGCTGATAATCCTACGCCTTGTTCTTTTTTGCAAGTTTCCACCAATGATGAAGCAAATTCATTTGGATCAACAGGTGGATTTTTGAAGTCAAAAAGTAGTATTGGTTCATGTAGTATTGGATCGGTTTCAGCAACCAACTTAAATGTTTTAATATTTTCTACAACAGCTTTAACTTGACCTGTAAGTGCCTCACTTGTATCTAATCTAAAGACGCCATCAATTGGTTTTATTTCGCTCATATAATCACCTGTGAAAAATTATTTACTTTTTGGAATTTAATAATAGACCTAAACTTTTCAAAGAGTTGGTCGCCTTTGTGACTGATAACAAAGATATTTGTATCTGTGCCCATTTCATGTATCAATTTTAAAAATTCATCAGTACCTACACTATCTAGGCTCGAATCAAATACCTCATCTAATATCAATAAATTAGTATTTGTGGAATTCTTCATTTTGGCAACTTGTCTCCATGTAAACAATAATGCCAAATCAATACGCATCTTTTCACCTTCAGAGAAATTGGAATAAGTAAACTCATCACGATGCCTACTTTTAATTGTTTCTTCAAAGTTTTCATTTAGGTTGAAGTTAACAAAGAAGTCCATGGCCTTCAAATATTTGTTGACTAACTTGTTAATGATAGGCAAATATTGTTTGATAATTTTGGTCTTGATACCATTATCTTTCAACAAAGATGCAGCATATTCATGGTAATGTTTCTCAATAGACAATTCTTCCTGGCGTTTAACATAAGATGCCAACTCAGTTTTCAATTCTTTTAACTTATCATTTTCTTCCGTCAAATTTTGTTTCTTATTGCCAAGTTCAATAATCTCTTTATTCAACTTAGCAACATAAGTATTGATTGATGATAGTGTAGAGTTGTGTTTAACAATCTCATTGTTATGTTCTGTAATATGTTTGGTTATATCCAAAATAACATTCAAACGGGCCTGCATCTTATTATACTCAGTACCCAATTCTTGCAAGGCCTTTTTCTGCAAAGAGACTTTAGCTTCACTTTCATTAACTTGCACTTGTTTGAATTCATCGTCAATGGTTTGCTTACAAGTAGGACAGTTATCATTGTTGTGGTAAAAAGCAATATCTTTTTCCACCTTCTTGATGTTTGTTTCTAATTTGGCTTCCAATTGTACCAGTTTTTTACTCTTAGAATCAACAGATGATTTGTCTTGTATCTTCTTAGTTAGGACATCAATGTGTTTTTGGATTAATTCAATGTCTTTATTAATCTTGACAATGTATTCTTCGTTAGTTGTAATCTCAGTCTTTTTCTTTTCAATCTCATCATCATTATTCTTCTTGTGTTCATCAATGTTTTGTTTTTGCATCTTAATCTTTTCGGATGCCAACTCCATTGCATATTTGTTTTTGGAAGATTCGTCTTTGATGCCGGCCATTCTTTCTTTAATTAGGCCATTCATTGACGTAAAGATTTGGATATCCAACAATTCTTCAATGATTGTTCTGCGGTCAGCAGGAGACAATTGCATGAATGGGACAAATGATGCTGAACCAAGAATAACAATTTGTGTGAATGACTTGAAGTTAAATTTAAGGATAAACTTCTCTAAAAAGTCTTGATAGTCTTTTGCTCTGGCATCCTGATTCAACAAAACGCCATTATTGTATATCTCAAAAACATTTGGTTTAATACCACGAATAACCTTATAATGTTTTTTACCAATGGTAAATTCAACTTCAACAACAGTATTTGAATTGTTGATAGAATTGATTAGATTAGGTTTGTTAATCTTACGAAATGGCTTACCAAAAAGACTGAAACACAATGCATCCAAAATGGTGGATTTGCCTGCACCATTATTACCAACAATCAACGTGTTAGTAGATTTATCAAGTTTGATTTCAGTAAATGAATTACCGGTAGAAAGAAAATTCTTCCAAAGAATAGTTTGGAACTTTATCATGCTTGTTCTAAATTCAAAGCCTCAACGTATATCTCACGCATCATGTTTTTAAGTTTGGTATTATCAATACCATCATTTTGGAGACCATCAACATATTTGTTTATGATAGTGATTGTGTCTTCCGCTTCATCTATCTTATCATCTTCCGCTTCATCTGTCAAGTCTAAAGCATCTTCAACAATGGTAATATCGGCAGGATTAACATCATACAGCCTATTCATATACTGGTCAAACAAATATGGATTAGTTTTGTTTACCACTACCACTTTAACATATTTGGCGGTATAATCGGCAAATGATAATTGCATGATATCACTTATAGATGATACTTTGTCATCATATACCAATCTGTGGAACATTACATTTGGGTTATGAATAAACAAGAGCTCACGTTTATCCAAATCAAAAAGATGAAAGCCACGAGGGTCATTGTAGTCTTGCCAAGTGAGTTCGTAAGGATTACCCAAGTAATGAATACCATCAGCATTGGATTTATGATGATAATGACCTGAGAAAGTGTACTCAAACTTATTGAATAACGCACGATTTAATCCTTCTTCTGATGGCATGCCACGATGCATAGCAAAGCCTGCAATTTCAAAATGACCCATACAAATAGGTGCATCTGTTTCTTTCAACAGATGCATACTGTCATCAAAGTTTTCTGGACAAATCCAAGGCATCATACAAATTCTATGAGGACCAACAAAGATTTCTTCAGGCTCGTCTATCACATTGATATTGCCATACTCACGTAATAACAAATCGACCGAATTTACATCATTGGTATTCTTAAAATATGTGTCATGGTTACCTGCCAACATATGAACATCAATACCTCGACCAAATAGTTTATCAAAAAACATTTCTTTGGCACGTTTAAGAGTAAAGAAGTTTACATATTTACGGCGGTCAAATGTATCGCCAAGAATGAGGACAGTTTCGACACCCTCACTATCAATCATGGGAAAGAATGTTTCTTTATAAAACTTCTCGTAATATTCTAGAAAATGAGCCGAGTCATTCCTTGCCCCGAAATGAGTATCGGTAATAATAGCTACTTTCATAATATATTTGCACCTTTTTTACGGTTTTCAACCATAGTAATAATTTGTAAATTGTCTTGATGATGCAATCCACCTTTAGCAATAGGAATAATGTGATCCACTTCATGTGGTATTCCTGTTTCCAAACTTAACCTGCGGCATTCCTCATAAATTGACTTTATTTTATCAAAATCGGCATCAGATGTCAACTGATTTTTTATTCTTGCTCTTCTTTTTGCTGATTTAGATGTACTGGTAACTATTCCTTTTTCCGATTCCCTATATCTCTTATCAATCTCTTTTGATTTGTCTTTGTTATTTTCCCAATACAATTTTACTTTTTCTTTTGTTCTATATTGGGCCATCAGTTCTTCATTATACAACTTAGGCAAACTCTTTTTTATATTACACGGTACACAACTGTAACTCGATACATGTTTTTTAGTTGATCCACAATGTTTACAAGGAATTCCATCGTAAATCTTCTCACCTGCAGCAATCGCTTTTGCTCTATTTTCTTTAGATGATGTTGGAAATTGATTCGACATATTTTACTCCAAAGTGTGTATAATAGTATTTATACATTTTGGTGCTAAAAAAGTGTATTAATTCCCTCATACTCATTCATTACCCTATTAAACAAAGTCATCACTCTTTTTCTGTATCCAAAACCTAAGATGTTTGCCTTTTCACCTTCGGCATATGGCGGTCTTCTACCAAAGTCTGTATATTGTTCAGAAGTAAGGTCAATAATCTTATTCTCTTTATCAATACACCACCAATGATAGATGCCTTCATCGTCCAAAGCACGATACATGTGCATGTTTTCATGTCCAAATATCTTATACAAACATCCTGCGGCATTGTGGCAATGACCAAACATTGGATTGGCCGCATTCCTGATGAACCATTTTCTAGGCAACAAGTCGTATGTCAGATTCTTTTTTATAATTCCAGAAATCTTTTGAAAATTTTCTGGAGTGTAATCCACCATTATCATTTGGCGATAGAAACAACAGTCTTCTCTTTATGCACATTCAATACACGTTGTCTCAACTCTGTGGTACTGAAGCTGTGTTGCCTAGAATTGAAATAGACAGACATTGGCAATTGATAACCAGTGAATTGTTTATCCCTGTATTCCTCACCTATGATTCTAACATCAATTGGATGAGATGTCAAGATGTCCATCAACTCTTTTTCTGTGGCATATGGTATAATTTGGTCCACATATTTGCAAGCTTCAAGTTGAGTGTAACGTTCAAATACCGATTGAACGGGTTTGTTCTTCTCAGGTCTATCGATTGTAGGATCAGTTTGTAATCCAACAATAAGAAAATCACATTGTGTTTTGGCTTCTTTCAACATCATTACATGGCCTGCATGAAACAAATCAAAACAAGATGCAGTAAAACCCACTTTAATTTTACCAAAATCCATATTAATCCTCCAAAAATTGTTCAATGCCTTTAGGCTTCTTACTTACTTTCTTTTCGTCTTTCTTTTTCTTTTGGCCAATCTCATAGTTTTCTATGAACTCAGCAATATTGTCGTATAGTTCAAACTGTACAGAACTTCCATCATGATCCAACATCTCAAACTCGTCTAGGATGCCCATTTGTTCAGTAGACTTATACTTGACATACAGTTGTTTCTTTTCTTTTTGGATGCGTCTAAGGAACGCATAGTAGATGATTTGTGTGAAGTATGCAAATGGATTTTTAGATTTTGTTGGATCAAAGTTCTCAAAATACATGAGGCAGTTTTCGATACCATCCGAAATCATTTCATCTCTGTAAGTGTAACTGATGAAATTAGGTTTGTGAGACAGACCTTCGGCAATTTTCATCCAACATTCACCTATGTAATTTGGTATAGGTTCTTGTGGATTAGTCTCTTTGCGTGACTTGTATGCAATTAATGCCTGTAAGAAGTCGGCATTGTTGATGTAATGTTTAGTGCTCATGTTAAATGTACCATAATAAATGTTGACAAAAGGCCTTGACAAATGTTAATGTCTCGGTGTTGCTGCTTAATATTAATGTAATGTTCTTTCTCCTGGATCTTCCAGTTCTCCAAAAGCTTGCATCATAATTTCCCTAACTCTAGCAGTCAGGTCTTCCGAAATCTCCTTGGCCAAAGACTCGTTCACAGAGTCTTCTTCTTTCATCAAAGCACCTTCATAGTATTCCGCAAAGTTTGCAGAAGGATTTGTGATGAATACAATGTCTTTACTATTCAATACCACTTCATTTTTGGCCACTAATTCAACAGGAAGATAGTGAGCTAATGTAATAGTCGATATCCTATTTCTGTTTATCATTTGGAATTCCATTGGTTGTTCAACAACGTACTGGCCTTCCATTATTTCATTCACCATACCGATAATATCTTGACCATTTTGCATACGAACGATTTTAATGTTGTTCATTTTTTTAGTCCTATTTTGTATGTTTTGAATGAAAACTTCTCCTCAGTATATATCTTGACTCTTTCCACAAAATGTTTCAATGTAAAGTTCATGTGTTTTTTATATCTGAGGTCGTCTGCAATGTCGTATAGTGTTGCTTTGTCTTTACCTTCCGAGTTTCTAAGCCCTCGGCCAATCGATTGAAGGCTTCTGACTCTGCTCTTACTTGGACTGGCAAATATAATATTATGTAAATTCCTAATATTAATGCCTGTAGAAAAAGTGCCGTAAGAAGCCACGATAATAGCGTCATTTTCTTTTTCCATAATTTCTCTAATCTTTTCCCTGTCTTCCGTTTCGGTTCCACCATGGACAAAAAACACTTTTCTGTCACCTATGTTTTCTGTGTTCCGAATCATATCATACAGGACCTGTCCATGCTTGGCAACCATCTGATAGAGAATTAAAGTATTATTACCTAAACTAACTGCAAGGTTTTTTATAAACTTATTTCTTGCTTCACAGGCAATCAAATATTGTATTTCTGCCTGATAGTCTTTATCTTTCATTTCCAAACATACATCATCTGGATGTTTAAGTATCAAACACTTAATTTCAAAGTCTGAAACTTGTTTCTTATCCATCAACTCTCTAGTTGTGGTAACTTGTTTCACTTGGCCAAACAAACCTTCTAATACTAATTTATGCGTTTTGGTTCCGTCTAGTGTGCCAGTCAAACCAATACGATACTTTGCATTGATACACGATGTTAATATTGTAGTCAACGATTGTGCTTTGAACAGATGCGCTTCGTCACCAATAATATAATCGAACTGGTGAAAATATTCTTTAGGCAATTGATACAATGATTGCCACGTTGATATCGTTAATGGCTTGTCTGTGTGTTTCTCTTTGCCTTGGTAAATACGATGCACATATTCACCCATTGCACCATTGTTATAGTCACCAAAATCTGAAAATAATTGTTCAACTAAGGAAGTCGTTGGAACGATGATGAGGCCTTTACTGCCTTCTTTGTATCTTAACATCTGTCTGAACAACATATAGATGATTAGCGACTTGCCTGATGCAGTTGGAGATAACAATAACGCTCTACGTCTTTGCATTGCGTGAACATATGCATTAATTTGATGTTCTCGTACCTCAATGGGTTTGCCATTTGAATGTATGTTCAACTCTTTAATAAATTTTTTGGCGTGATAGAGTGAATAATCATCTTCTATTTCATCATGTGACCATGTATAATCACGTTCTTTACAAAACTCCTCAAAGTATGGAATAAGTCCAATGTATAGTTGATTGTTACGTAAATCAAATAAACGAATCTTTCCATCCCATATTCTGTTTCGGAATGCTGGGACGAATTGGTGACCTGGGACAAAGAATGTAAAAAAGTCAGATAATTCTTGTGCAACGTGTCGTTCACAATTTACTTTTACATATACCTCATTGACTTTTTCTACAATCAAGTGTTCTTTATTGTCCTCCAATGAATCTCTCCCATGTGATAAAGTCACGTAGTTGCCACGTTCTTTGTTTCAACTCACTCATTATTGCCTCAACAACAGACACAGATTCTTCATGGTAGATTTTTTTCTCTAATAATTTGATTAAGTCTGTATCGGATTCCAAATACGTTGATATATCTGATTTGAGTGTGAATTGAAATGGTTCCCAACCATATTGTTCCAGTTCTTCTTTGGATAATTTGCCTGTGTAGTATTCCCATTTGACCTTACGCATACGCAAGTAATCAAAGTTGGCTTTCTTGGCAGCCATCTTATGTTTTGTAAGAATGGTCAAATACTTATTGTGGAGTTTTGGGATTTTTAGGAGTTCTTTGCCGGGCTCTGTC